CAGAGCGCGGTGGGCGGGGCGATCGCGCAGGGGCTGGTGGGGGCGATCACGCCGTTCGCGAAGGGCGGGGTGGTCAGCGGGGCCACCGCCTTTCCGATGAAGGGCGGCACGGGGCTGATGGGCGAGGCGGGGCCCGAGGCGATCATGCCGCTTGCGCGCGGCCCGGACGGAAGCTTGGGCGTCAGGGGCGGCGGGCGGCCGATCAACGTGGTGATCAACGTGGCCACGCAGGATGTGGAGGGTTTCCGCCGCAGCCAGAGCCAGATCGCCGCCGAGGCCTCGCGCGCCATCGCGCGCGGCCAGCGCAACCGGTGAGGTGAGAGATGTCGTTTCATGAGGTGCGGTTTCCCGCGTCGCTGAGCTTTGGTGCCCTGGGCGGGCCCGAGCGGCGTACGCAGATCGTGGCGCTGTCGAACGGGTTCGAGGAGCGGGCGACGCCCTGGGCCGACAGCCGGCGGCGCTATGACGCGGGGCTGGGCCTGCGCAGTCTGGATGACCTGCATGCGCTTGTGGCCTTCTTCGAGGCGCGGCGGGGGCAGCTGAACGGCTTTCGCTGGAAGGACTGGGCCGATTTCAAGTCGAGCCGGCCGTCGCGCGAGGTGACGGGAGAGGATCAGGAGCTTGGCCGCGGCGATGGGGTGCGCCGCGCGTTCCAGCTGATCCGGCGCTATCGGTCGGGCGCGCAGGTCTGGGTGCGGACGATCACGAAGCCCGTGGCAGGCACGGTGCGGGTGATGCTGGGTCAGGAACCGCGGGTCGAGAGCATCGACTGGACGGTCGATCTGGCCACGGGGGTGGTGACCTTCACCGATCCGCCGCCGCTCGACGTGCCGGTGACGGCGGGGTTCGAGTTCGACGTGCCGGTGCGGTTCGACACCGACCGGGTGCAGGTGTCGGTCGCGTCTTTTCAGGCGGGCGAGATGCCCAGCGTGCCGGTGATCGAGGTGCGGACATGACCGTGCCCGATGCACTGGCGGCGCATCTGGCGGGCGGGGCGGCGACGTTGGCGCGGGCCTGGTCGGTGACGCGCAAGGACGGCGTGGTTCTGGGCTTTACCGACCACGACCGGGATCTGCGCTTCAACGGGATCGATTTCCGGGCGGGCAGCGGGCTTGCCGCCGGTGTGCTGGAACAGGCGACGGGCCTGTCGGTCGACAATGCCGAGGCCCTTGGGGCGATCACGGGGGATGTCGTGACCGAGGCGGACCTTGCCGCCGGCCGGTATGACGGGGCCGAGGTCGTGGCCTGGCTGGTCAACTGGGACGCGCCCGAGGTGCGCCGCATCGAGTTCCGCGGCCGGGTCGGGGCGGTCACGCGGAACGGCGTGGCCTTCACGGCCGAGTTGCGGGGGCTGAGCGAGGCGCTGAACATCGAGACCGGCGCCAGCTATCGCCGCCAGTGCGCGGCCGAGCTTGGTGACGGGCGCTGCGGGTTCGATCTGGCAGCGCCGGGGTTCCGGCAGACGGGAACGCTGTCCCTGGTGACGGACGGCGCGGTGATGCAGGTCTCGGGCATCGCGGGTCTGCCGGAAGGCTGGTTCGATCAGGGGGTGATCGAGGTGACGGAGGGGCCTGCGGCCGGGTTCGCGGGCCGGGTGCGCGCCGACCGCATCCGCGACGGGATGCGGCTGATCGACCTTTGGGCGGCGCTGCCTGTGGTGCCGGTCGCGGGAGACGCCGTGCGCCTGACGGCGGGCTGCGACAAGCGGCTGGTCACCTGCCGCGACCGGTTTGCGAATGTCGCCCGCTTTCGCGGCTTTCCCCACCTGCCGAGCGAGGACTGGCTGACCGCCTACCCGAAGTCGACCGACGACAACGACGGCGGCAGTCTTCAGGACATCGAAGGATGAGCCGGGCGGTTGCGGCCGCCCGGCGATGGCTTGGCACACCCTATGTGCATCAGGCCTCGGTCCGGGGGGCGGGGGCGGACTGTCTGGGGCTGGTGCGTGGCATCTGGCGCGAGGTTGCGGGAGACGAGCCGGAGGTGCCGCCACACTATACGCCCGACTGGGGCGAGGCGGCGGCGGTCGAGGTGCTGTGGGAAGCGGCCCTGCGCTGGCTGCGGCCGGTGGCCGTGCCACGCCCCGGCGATGTGCTGCTGTTCCGGATGCGGGACGGCGGGATTGCCAAGCATCTGGGCATCCTGTCGGCCCCCGCCCCGGCGGCGCGGTTCATCCACGCCTATTCGGGGCAGGGCGTGGTGGAAAGCCCGCTGAGCGACCCCTGGACCCGCCGCATGGCCGGCGCGTTCCGATTTCCGTTCGAGGAGTAGACGATGGCAACGCTGTTGTTGGCGGCTGCGGGCGCGGCCATCGGGTCGGGGTTCGGCGGCACGGTTCTGGGTCTGTCGGGCGCGGTGATCGGTCGTGCGGTCGGGGCGACGGTCGGTCGGGTGATCGACCAGAAAATCCTTGGCGGAGGGTCGCAGGCCGTCGAGACGGGCCGCGTCGAGCGGTTCCGGATCATGGGTGCGGGAGAAGGGGCGCCGATCGGCCGGGTCTGGGGGCGAACGCGCGTGGCCGGGCAGGTGATCTGGGCGTCGCGCTTTGCCGAAAGCGAGACGTCCGAGGGCGGCGGCAAGGGCAACCGGCCGCGGGTGACGAGCTTCAGCTATTCGGTATCGCTGGCCGTGGCGCTGTGCGAGGGGCCGATCACCGGTGTCGGGCGGGTCTGGGCGGATGGACAGGAGATCGATCCATCGACGCTGAACCTGCGGGTCTATCTCGGCCGAGAGGACCAGCAGCCCGATCCGCGGATCGCGGCCGTGGAGGGGCTGGCCAATGCGCCGGCCTATCGCGGCATTGCCTATGTGGTGATCGAGGACATGCAGCTTGCGCCTTTCGGCAACCGCGTCCCGGCACTGTCCTTCGAGGTGACGCGGCGCGCGGCGCCGTCGGCCGAGCGCGATCTGGCCGACTGCCTGCGCGGTGTGGCGCTGATCCCGGGAACGGGGGAGTACAGCCTTGCCACCACGCGGGTCTATGTGGGCGATGAAGGGGAAGGCGACTGGGCCAATGTCGCCGGCCCCTATGGTGGCACGGATTTCACGCAGTCGTTGCGGCAACTGGGACAGGAGTTGCCGAACTGCGGGGCCGTGTCGCTGATTGTCAGCTGGTTCGGCGACGACCTGCGCTGCGGGTCATGCGAGGTGCGGCCGAAGATCGAACAGACGGCAGTTGACGGAAACGAGATGCCGTGGCGCGCGGGCGGGATCGGCCGGGTCGAAGCGCGTGCGGTGGCAAGGCTTGATGACCGGCCTGTCTATGGCGGCACCCCCGCCGACGCGGCCATCGTCGAATCGATCCGGGCGATGACGGCGGCCGGCAAGGCGGTGATGTTCTATCCCTTCGTGCTGATGGAGCAGTTGCCCGGCAACAGCCTGCCGAACCCCTATACCGGCACGCCGGGACAGCCGGTGCTGCCGTGGCGCGGGCGGATCACCACGTCCCGCGCGCCGGGCGTGGCCGGCACGACCGACCGAACGGCCGCCGCCACGGCGGAGGTCGCTGCGTTCTTCGGCGCGGCGCAGCCGTCGCATTTCACCGTCGTTGACGGAGAGCTTGTCTATGCCGGGCCCGAGGACTGGGGCTACCGCCGCTTTATCCTGCACTATGCCCATCTGTGCGCGCTGGCCGGAGGACTCGATTCCTTCTGCGTCGGGTCCGAACTGGTGGCGCTGACGCAGATCCGCGGGGCGGGCGACAGCTTTCCCGCCGTGGCGCAGCTGATCCAGCTGGTCGCCGATGTGCGGGCGATCGTCGGGCCGCAGGTCAGGATCAGCTATGCCGCCGACTGGTCGGAGTATTTCGGCTATCACCGGGACGGCAATGTGTACTTCCATCTCGATCCCCTCTGGGCCCATCCGCAGGTGAACTTCGTCGGGATCGACAACTACATGCCGCTGTCGGACTGGCGCGACGGAGAGGACCATGCCGATGCAGGCTTCGGCAGCATCTACAACTTGGCCTACCTGCAGGCGAACATCGCGGGCGGAGAGGGCTTTGACTGGTTCTACGACAGCCCCGAGGGCGAGGCCGCGCAGCGCAGACAGACCATCACCGACGGCGCCTTCGCCGAGCCCTGGGTCTTTCGCTACAAGGACCTGCGGGCCTGGTGGTCGCAGCCGCACTTCAACCGCATCGACGGGTTGCGCGCGGCCACTTCGACCGACTGGGTGCCGCGGTCGAAGCCCTTTTGGTTCACCGAATACGGCTGCGCCGCCATCGACCGCGGCACGAACCAGCCCAACAAGTTCCTCGACCCAAAGTCGTCGGAGTCCTTCCTGCCGAAGCATTCGACTGGCGCGCGGGACGATCTGATCCAGCACCAGTATTATGCGGCCATCGATGCGCATTTCGCGGACGCGGAAAACAACCCCGTGTCCGGCATCTACGGCGGCCCGATGCTGGAGCTTGGCCGGTGTTTTGCCTGGGCCTGGGATGCGCGGCCCTTTCCGGCCTTCCCGCAGCGGTCGGACCTCTGGAGCGATGCGGCGAACTACGCCCGCGGGCACTGGCTGAACGGGCGGGCAACCGGCGTTCCCCTGCCGCGACTGGTGCGCGAGCTTTGCGATGACATCGGCCCTGTGGACACCGGGGCGCTCTATGGACTTGTCCGCGGGTTCGAGGTGCCGGCGCCGGGGTCGGCGCGTGCAGCCTTGCAGCCGCTGATGCTGGCCTATGGCGCAGAGGCGGCCGAGCGGGGGGGCCGGCTGGTCTTTGCCACGCGCGATGGCCGTGCCGACGCGAACCTCGACCACAATGCCCTTGTCCTTGCGGAGGATGCCGTCGCCCCGGTGACCCATGCGCGCGAGGCCGAGGGCCTGGCGACCGGTGCTGTCAGGACCGTGTTCCGCGAGGCCGAGGGCGACTATGCGACGCGCGAGACAGAGGCGCGCCTGCCTGGGCCGGCGCCTGCCTCGGTCGTCACGTCCGACCTGCCGCTGGTGCTGACGGGCGGGGAAGGCCGGGCCATCGCCGCACGCTGGCTGGCCGAGGCGCAAGTCGCACAGGATACCGTCACGCTGACCTTGCCGCCCTCGCAGTCTCATCTGGGCGCGGGCGATGTGGTGATGTTGGGACAGGCGCGCTATCGCATCGACCGGGCGGCGAGGGGAGAGGCGGTGACGGTCGAAGGGCTG